AAAGATTTATGACAAAGTGAGAATTTTTTTTAAAAAATATGTTTAATTGTTGCGGTAATAAAATGGTCAAATTCCGCCGCTACGCTTGCTGATCCTGCGCAACAAAATTTCACGCTATGCGTACAGGTTGTTGGCAACCGGAGCCAGTCCTGCTAAAACGTTCATTTGGTCTTTATTTCTTATTTTGAACGGCAGAGAATCATGAGTGACAGCCAGACGCTGGTCGTAAAACTCGGCACCAGCGTGCTAACAGGCGGATCGCGCCGCCTGAACCGTGCCCATATCGTAGAACTTGTCCGCCAGTGCGCGCAGCTACACGCCGCGGGACATCGTATTGTTATTGTTACCTCTGGCGCGATTGCCGCCGGACGTGAACATCTCGGCTACCCGGAACTGCCGGCAACGATCGCCTCTAAACAGCTTCTGGCGGCGGTAGGGCAAAGCCGTCTGATTCAACTGTGGGAGCAGTTGTTTTCAATTTACGGTATCCATATCGGGCAGATGCTGTTGACGCGTGCGGATATGGAAGACAGAGAGCGCTTTCTGAACGCCCGCGATACGCTGCGTGCATTACTGGATAACCATATTGTGCCGGTTATCAATGAAAATGATGCCGTTGCGACAGCGGAAATTAAAGTGGGCGATAACGATAACCTCTCCGCGCTGGCGGCGATCCTGGCAGGCGCGGATAAACTGCTGCTGCTGACCGATCAGCAAGGATTATTTACCGCCGATCCGCGTAGCAATCCGCAGGCGGAGCTTATCAAAGATGTGTATGGCGTTGACGATGCGCTGCGCTCTATCGCGGGAGACAGCGTTTCCGGGCTGGGAACCGGTGGTATGAGCACTAAGCTTCAGGCGGCAGACGTGGCCTGTCGCGCGGGTATTGATACAATTATTGCCTCAGGCAGTAAACCGGGCGTGATCGGCGATGTGATGGAGGGGATTTCCGTCGGCACCCGTTTTCATGCGCAAGCCTCGCCGCTGGAGAACCGCAAACGTTGGATCTTCGGCGCGCCGCCGGCAGGCGAAATTACGGTTGATGAAGGCGCAACCGCGGCAATGCTGGAACGTGGCAGTTCACTTCTGCCAAAAGGCATCAAAAGCGTGACGGGCAATTTCTCGCGGGGGGAGGTCATCAGAATTTGTAACCTGCAAGGGCGTGATATCGCTCATGGCGTCAGCCGTTATAACAGTGATGCTCTGCGGCGGATAGCCGGTCACCACTCTCAACAAATCGATGCGATTCTGGGCTATGAATATGGCCCGGTCGCTGTTCATCGTGATGACATGATTACTCGATAAGGAACAGGCATATGCTGGAACAAATGGGCATTGCTGCTAAAGCGGCGTCGTATAAGCTGGCGCTGCTCTCCAGCGGCGAAAAAAATCGCGTGCTGGAAAAAATAGCCGATGAACTGGAAGCGCAAATGGAAAGTATCCTCAGCGCGAACGTACAAGATGTTGAGCAGGCGCGAGCCAATGGCCTGAGCGAAGCGATGCTGGACCGCCTGGCGCTGACCCCTGCGCGTCTGAAAGCGATTGCTGACGATGTGCGCCAGGTCTGTAATCTCGCCGACCCGGTCGGGCAGGTGATCGACGGCGGTCTGCTGGACAGCGGGCTACGTCTGGAGCGCCGCCGCGTGCCGTTGGGCGTGGTTGGCGTTATCTATGAGGCGCGTCCGAATGTTACCGTTGATGTGGCTTCTTTGTGTCTGAAAACCGGTAATGCGGTGATTCTACGCGGTGGGAAAGAGACGCATCGCACGAATGCCGCAACCGTTCGTGTCATTCAGAAGGCGCTGAAAGCTTGCGGTTTACCGGAAGCGGCGGTTCAGGCGATTGATAATCCGGATCGTTCGCTGGTCAATGAAATGCTGCGTATGGATAAGTACATCGATATGCTGATCCCGCGCGGCGGCGCAAGCTTGCATAAACTGTGCCGCGAGCAATCCACCATTCCGGTGATTACCGGCGGGATTGGCGTGTGCCATATTTTTGTCGATAGCAGCGCAGACGCCGCCCCGGCGCTGAAGATTATTGTCAACGCCAAAACCCAGCGCCCGAGCACCTGTAACACGGTGGAAACCTTGCTGGTGCATCAGGACATCGCAGAACGCTTTTTGCCTGCGCTGAGCAAGCAGATGGCGGAGAGCGGCGTGACGTTGCATGGGGATGAAACCGTCATGCAGGTACTGCATGGCCCTGCCAAACTGGTGGCGCTGAAACCGGAAGAGCTGGATAACGAGTTTCTGTCTCTGGATCTGAACGTTGTGGTGGTCGAAAATATGGATGGCGCTATCGGCCACATTCGCGAACATGGTACTCAGCACTCCGATGCGATTTTGACGTGTGATATGCATAATGCTGCGCGTTTCGTGAACGAAGTGGATTCCGCTGCGGTTTATGTCAACGCCTCTACCCGTTTTACCGACGGCGGGCAGTTTGGGCTTGGCGCAGAAGTGGCGGTCAGCACGCAGAAATTACATGCCCGCGGTCCGATGGGGCTTGAAGCGCTTACCACCTATAAGTGGATCGGCTTTGGCGATGGTACGATTCGTGCGTAATTAATGACGAGCGGTGCAAAAATAGCCGGTTGAGTAGCAAGGCTATTGACGCACCGCCCGGTTAGTTTTAACCTTCTACCCCGTGATTCACCCGCGTGAACACACCCTTCTCAGGGCCGATATAGCTCAGTTGGTAGAGCAGCGCATTCGTAATGCGAAGGTCGTAGGTTCGACTCCTATTATCGGCACCATTTTTTCCTCCAGTATCATCCCCAACCGTCCATTTTTCCTTGTTTTTCTTGTGGTTGACCGTTCTGTTTGTCCAGTGTTACCCACTTTTTACCGTTGCAATCCAAATTTAAAACGGGTACATAGACGGGTATCTGAGTTTGAGGCGGGTACCTATGAAACTAAATGCGCGACAGGTCGAGACGGCAAAGCCTGGCGAGAAAGACTACAAACTGCCAGACGGTAACGGGCTTATTCTGCTGGTGAAAACCAGTGGAGCGAAATACTGGCGATATCGCTATACCTTCGCCGGTAGAGAAAAGATGCTGGCGCTCGGTGTGTACCCGGCGGTTTCACTGGCCGCGGCTCGCGAAAAGCGAGATGAAGCCCGGCGAAGTGTTGCAGCTGGTGTGGATCCGGTAAAGGTCAAAAGCCACGTTGCAGCTGCCGCAGCAAACTCTATTACCTTTAAAGATATTGCCATCGAGTGGCATGAGTTTAAGAAGCCGCGCTGGTCGCCTGGCTATGCCTCTGACATTCTCGAAGCATTCAATAAGGATATTTTTCCGGCGGTTGGTAAGTTACCGGTTGCTGAGATCGAGCCCGTCCAGATGCTGACGGCGCTACGTAAAATTGAGAATCGCGGCGCAACTGAGAAAGCAGCTAAAACGCGCCGATGGTGCGGCGAGGTATTCAGTTATGCTGTTGCGACCGGGCGCGCGAAGTACAACCCCGTCAGCGAACTGAATAGCGCAATGACCGGCCATAAAGGTGAATCCTTCCCGTTCCTGACAGCGGAAGAGCTACCCGATTTTCTGGCGGCGCTTGAGGGTTACAAGGGGAGTCCGCTTCCCCGGCTGGGTTTGCAGATCATGATGCTGGCGGGGCTGCGTACCTACGAACTGCGGCACTCAAAATGGGAATGGGTAGATTTCGATAATCGGCTATGGGAGATACCCGCCGAATTTATGAAGATGGATCGCCCGCACCTGGTACCGCTCTCCGATCAGCTTGTTGTCTTGCTGAAAGAGTTGCACGGTCTTACAGGTCGATACGTGAATATGTTCCCCGGCAGGAATGACCCGTCAAAGGTCATGAGCGAGAACACAATAAACAGGATGATCCACACGCTGGGGTATAAGGGAAGGGTTGTAGGGCATGGCTTCCGGCATACGTTCAGCACCATACTGAACGATAGAGGATTCAACTCTGACTGGGTTGAACTCCAAATCGCTCATGTGGACAAGAATAATATTCGCGGGGTTTATAACCATGCCCTCTATATGGAAGGGCGTCGGGAAATGATGCAATGGTATGCGGATTATATTGACCAGCTGCGTTTGATTTAAAGAAACTGTTTTTTCCACTCTTCTACCTCGCCGCGTACCCAGCGGGAGGTTCGACTCCCGAGCTTCTTGGGCTTCGGGAACTCGTTATTACTGATGCGCTCATAAATGCTGGATTTTTTCAGGCCAACAGAGCGCTCAACCTCTTTGATGTTAATCAGGTCAGTATCAGAGATAACCGGTGTCATGCTATACCTCTCTTTTTCATGGCATCGAGCAGGATGTCCTGCACTGTTCGTTTTGAGTTACGCCGCTCCATCACCATTTCGTCCATAGTGTCGGCGGCGATAATGTGGTGAATGAACACCGGGCGGTTGTGTCCGGCCTGAATCTGCCGGGTTGGCCCGATGCGTTCGATAATTTGCTGGTACTGCTCCAGATCCCACCAGTGCGAGAAAAACACCAGTATGTTGCCTCCGTCCTGCATGTTCAGGCCGTGGCCTGCGCTGGCCGGATGTGCGAACAGAACCGGGATTTTTCCGGCGTTCCAGTCACGCAGCGTCTGCGGGTCCTGGTCAAGGTGACGACCGCGAGGAAATGCCTTGCACAGCCGATCGAGGTCGTGTTTCCAGTGGTAGGCCACCAGCACCGGCGCACCAGCTGCTTCCGTCAGTATGCTGTCCAGCGCCTGTAGCTTGGCATCATGCAGTTCTGACCAGCTCCCGGCGTCGTCGGTGTATACCGCGCCGCTGGCAATTTGCAGACACTTCACCGTTTTTGCCGCAGCGTTCGGTGCTTCGATGCCTTCGCCGTTCAGCTCAAGGAACATTTCTTTTTCCATTTCGTGATACTGCTGGCGGGCCTTTGGTGGCATATCCACGCGGATGACGTTATGGATGGGTTCCCGGATATCAAACCAGTCGGCAGCATCAAGGGAGACAGTGACGTCGGCCAGTGCATGCTGTATCTCGTCCTGCGAGTGTGCGAACGGCTCCAGCTTCGTCCAGCTCTGCCCCGGAAACTGTATTGAGTTGAACCAGCGGGAGGTGAACGCACCGTAAGTGCGTCCGAGGCGCTGCCCCTGATCCACAAACCACGCTTGTCCCCACAAATCCACCAGGCCGTTCGGTGCTGGTGTACCGGTGAGATTCATCCAGCGCCGGACATGTTTATGCGCCACTTTGCCCAGCGCCGCCGCACGCTTACCGCCCCCGCGCAGACGGAAGGATTTCAGCCTGGTGCTTTCATCTGCAATCACTGTACCGAACGGCCAGCGGCCGCCCAGCTCTTCCACCAGCCAGACCAGATTGTCATAGTTGATGGTAAAAACGCTGGCGTTGCTGTTCGCCAGCGCTGCAGCGCGCGCTTTGACATTACCTACAATCGGCTGCACTTCGATATTGCGCAGATGTCCCCATTTCACCGCTTCATCCGGCCAGGTACTGGCGGACACGCGCAGCGGCGCGAGGACCAGCGCGGGCTGCGTTTCTGCTCCTGCCATGAAGAGATCTTCCAGTGTGGTGAGTGTCGCCACGGTTTTACCCATGCCCATGCCGGCCCAGATGTTGCAGCGCAGGATGTCGATTTCGTGGTTGATGATGAGGTCTTGGTAAGGGCGGGGTATAAAATTGATCATCTTTGCGCCTTTGACGTGTATAATTCGTATAAAAAAAAGGGGGGGGCATTGCAAATGGATATTTGGGATTTCGGTAAATTGTTCGTTTTTGTTTTATTCGTTGTGCCCGGATTTATAAGCATCAAAGTTTATGAAGTTCTCCACCCCTCGGTGAAAAAAGAGTCTTCTAAACTGATTATTGATGCTGTTGCGTATAGCTGTATTAACTATGGTATATGGTTTTTGCCCGCGTATTTTGCGGAAAAATATAATTTATATGAGCATGCTGCTTTCTTTTATTATTGTATCTATGTTGTTGTATTTCTAATTTCTCCTTTGTTACTACCTCTTATTCTTCATAAATTGCGGCTTTCTGTTTTTCTGAAGAACCGATTGCCTCATCCGATTGGCCAACCATGGGACTATTTTTTCAGAGATGCACCTGAGTGCTGGATAATAGTCACTTTAAAAGATGGTAAAAAAATCGGGGGCCTCTACGCTGCTAATTCGTTTGCTTCAAGTAGCCCCGAGCCATTTCAATTGTATCTTTGTGAACACTGGGTTATTAATGATGATGGGGGGTTTGAAAGGCCGCGAGTAGACACGTTAGGAGTTCTAATTCTCACAACTGAAATTCTTACTGTTGAGTTTTTTGCTACCAAGCAAGAATAAATTACTTAATAAGGGCTATTGCAATGTCTGATAAAAAAATAAGTGACACACCTCAATTCAAAAATGATGGCTATATGCCAAAAATCTCGGGAGATCGGTTAGCAACTAACGGATACCAACCTCGAAATGATCTGATGATGGAAGGTTACTCGCCTAAGGTTGCTACGGTGAGAACCAACCAATCGGAGTCTGTTAAACATGGCTATCAACCTCCTTCACAGACTCGTCCAGTCGCACCCCCACCGAAGAAGCCGTGACCTGTTTTGTAGCGTGGCTACCCACGCTACAATATCCCCTCCAGATTTTTGCTATCCAGTACCACCACGGTAAAGCCCAGCGCACGCAGTCGTTCATGCTCGCGCAGCTGGTCGGCGCGTGGTGGTTTGCCGGGTGCTTTGCATTCGACAAAGACGATGCGACCGCCGGGTAGCAGAACAATGCGATCAGGTACTGAACGGTGACCGGGCGATATAAACTTATAAGCCACACCGCCAGCCTTTTTCACTTCGGCGACGAGGTGCTTTTCGATGAGGTTTTCACGTTCGTAGGCCATAACTATTCAGCTTCCTTCACAAAGATAATCCAGTGGGTTTTGTCACCTTTTCCGGTGCGCTGGCCAATAATTGGTTTTACGTCCGTCAGCGCCAGAATCTGGCTTACCGGAATCTGCGTTTCGTTCCATTTAAATATGAGTACGCCGCGGGGCCGCAGCACCCGAAACGCCTCTTTGAATCCGGCGCGGAGGTCAGAACGCCATGTTTTTTTGTTGAGTCTCCCGTACTTTTTGCCCATCCAAGCCGTTTGGCCGATACGTTCCAGGTGAGGCGGATCAAACACCACGACCGGAAACGACGCATCAGCGAACGGCAGCGCACGGAAGTCTGCAATCAGGTCAGGACTGATAACCAGGCGGCGACCGTCGCACAGGGTATGCGCTTCGGCGCGGATATCAGCGAACACGGCACGAGTGTCCTGTTTGTTGAACCAGAACATGCGCGAGCCGCAACACATGTCGAGAATTGTTACTTCATTCATTTACACGCCCACTTCTTTACGCTTGCTACGGATGTTTTGCATGATGCAGAAGTCAGCGCGGTTATCGCTCCACTGCTGGTTTGCCGGGTTGCGTGATTCCCGATTCGCTTTCGCCCATACCTTTGCCGCCCGGTCGTACTCGCCAGCCTGCTCAAGGCGCATAGCCTCTCTTGCAGACCGGAAATACAATGGGCTGTCGTGTTTTTCGAATGACATAGGGGATACCTCAGTTGATGGTGCCGACAACCTCGGGGTCGGTAGTCATATCGCTGTTAACCAGACGGAAGCGGACCAGAACTGCGCCCTGATCGCCCCAGTCTCTGCGCAGGGTGCGCCATGAAGGTTGTTTATCGCCGCAGCATTCCAGGATTGTGGCGCTATCTATATCGAGCTGCGCTCGACTGTCCATGACCATAAAAATGTATTTCATAGCGGACCTCCGTCTGAAAATGCTTCGGTGTCGGGTTATAACTGGACCATGTCGTCGATTGGCATAAGTTTCAGTGTGCCGCTATCTTTTAGCGCGCCGAGTGTTAATTTTGCGAACAAACGTTTTTGCGATGTGGTTAGTTCGACCTGTGATGTGCGGCCGTTGACTAACACAATGATTGCGAAACTTTCTACGTTGCCTTGTGCCATAGCGATTAGTCCTTACGGTAGTGGTACGCCTCAAAGCCGCCAGCGTTCAGTGGGATATCGGGCGCCCATTCGGGGTTAGTGGAGAGCAGTGCAGAAAGCGCTTCATCGTTAAAATCGTCGGTGTCCGGTGCTTCGCAAATAACTTCGTCGTGTACCGTCAGCACAATGCTGTAACCGGCGTCCTCGATCAGCGGCATGTTTCCGGCCAGAACATCACGGGCGGCCGCCTGTGTGACGTTTTCCACCAGCTTTCCGCCGTAGGTTTTGAGCCGCTGCCATTTGCGCGAGTAGGAGTTAATGCCCTGATAGGTGATATTCCCCTTCTCGATGGACGGGGACGGGTAGCAGAGTGCTCGCCCAGATGGCAGCTGTATGCGCAGCCATGCGCCATCGCGGCGGATTTTCAGATAACCGCAGTACAGCGTTTTTTGCGGTGTGGCTATTGCGGCGCGGACGGTGCGCTCGAGCTCATACCAGAAATCGCAGGTTGCCGGGTGCGCTCTGCGCCAGAGACGTTTAAGCGAGTCACAGGCGATGAAAACACGCTCTGACAGGCCATAGGTCGACTTGCGTTTAACCGATTCGTCGTACCAGCTTTTCGCCTCGTGGATAACATCGCGGGGGATGTTCGGCAGCGCGGCGTTCGCCAGTTCGTCGAGGTCAAGGCCATAGACCAGGGCGAAGGTCAAGAACGCCGCAACGCCACCGCCGAAGCCGAGGCCGAGCTCCATCACCTTGCCGATCTGACGCTGGTATTTGTCGACATCATCCGGCGAGATGTTGAAGGCGCGGGCGTAGGCCAGTTTATAGAGGTCGTGGCCGGTCCCCTCGTCGTACTCCCTGAACGCGTCCAGTTTCCACTGCTCACCGGCAAGCCAGGCCAGCTTGCGCCCTTCGATGTTCGACAGGTCGCTAACCACCAGCTTTTTACCTTCGGGCGCCATAATGCAGCCGCGCAGCGCCGAGCTGGTCAGCTCCATGATGTTATCGAACAGCAGATCGGCGCATCCGGCTTTCAGCGCTTCGATGCCCTCGTCTATCTGCTCCTGCTCAAGAGAAGGGCGGGGCAGGTTCTGCGGCTGGAATAATCGCCCGGCCCAGCGCCCGGTTCGCGATGCGCCGCAGAACTGCAGTGTGCCACGCAGACGCCCGTCACTGCTCACACCCTTCATCAGTGATTTGTACTTACTGGTGCTGGTGGTGCTGGCCTGCAGGCGGATAGCCAGCAGCTCTTTCACCGCCGACGGAAAATCAGGATCCGCCATACGGCGTTCCAGCGTGCTGCGCTGCATGTCCGGCAGCTCCACGCCGTAGGATTCTACAATGTGTTTGAGCATGGCATCGCGCTGCGTCGCCGCCTGCACTTCGCCGTCGGTCATCACCTGCGTGCGCTTCGCAAGGCGCTTTTGTTCCAGGTCTACAGCTTCGATTGCTGCCTGCGCGAGCTGCACATCCATGCAGACGCCGCGGTCATTGATCTGCTGGTCACGATGCCAGAGCGCCAGCTCGGTCCCCTGATAGTTCCATTTCGGCAGCCGTTTATAGACTTCGCGCATGGCTTCGATATCAAGGCCAGCATAAGCAACAAAGCGCCGCCATTCCTCCGGGTGCGTTTTGCTGGTGGCCCGGCGCAGTTTGCTGTTCTTCGGACGGGGCTTACAAAAGAGCTGTATCAACGATTTGCCTTCTTTATCCTTCGCCTTGTCCTGCGGAACGCCCAGTACTTCGCAGAGCCCTCCCAGTGCGCCGGGGAGTCCGTGCGCCAGCGCCTGCACCATCGTGTCGCGCCAGCGGGTAACATCGGGTGCCAGCCGAGGGTGAGCGTGGCGCAGAACGGTACGGTCGAAATGGCTGTTGTGTGCGTATATTAGTACGCTCTCATCGCTGAGGGCAGTCAGTAGTCGTGTCGGCAAGTTATAGTCGGCGGTTAAATCGTGTACGTTGACGGGGCCTTCGTCGATTGCCCATGCGAATAACATGATCTCGACACCTTCGGCATAGACATGGATGCCGTTTTTTATTGGGATTTCGCTGAAAGTTTCGAGGTCTAACCAAAGTTTTTGCATCAAGTAAGAACCATTTGGATTTAATAAATAAAAAACCGCCAAAAATGGCGGCTTTCATAACCGAAGTTAAGAGCGATTAATATGATAAGTAATCATATAAGCATA